CCCCGATGGTTCGCTGCTAACCCAGCGCAGAACATAGGCGCATTGTTGCAGATAAGAGAGCCTGAAGTAGAACAGTTGCGAGGTATGGCCGAAGAAGCAATCGCGGATCCGGTTGGGACTGCTCAGTCATTAGGCCAAGCAGGTATCGAAGCAGTGCAGGATCCGCTCGGGACGGCTGAACAAATGTCAGCACTCGAAATGTTAGGTGGAGGTAAAGCTCTAAGTAGTATCGCGAAACGCTTGGGACGTAAGGATGTAGAAGTGACTGATGCGCTTGTGCGTGATGTGCAGCCTACTCGGAAAGGTCAGTTATCGCAGCAACTGTATGAGCAAGCCGTCGCACGAGGAGAGGTGCCTGGAGAATTAAGTAAAACTACTACTTACGCAAAGCGCATAGATCAACTACGTCGCATTGATGAGATACAGGATCTTCGCATGGAGATAGATCGTATAGATGCCGAAATCCCGTGGAATCAGCGTACACCTGAAGAATCAGCTCATGTGGCTAAACTAACAGAAGAAGTAATGCAACGTAAGGACGCTATTGATATTTCTGATGTAGATGATTATTCTTCTATTCTTGGGGAACGTCCTTTACTTGAATCATTATCAAATCTGCCGCCTCAAGAGTTGGCCCGTATAGACCGAGCAGTTAATCAAGGCTTTAACATTGATGCATTTCATGGGACTGCAGGTGATATAACAGACTTCGATCCGGGACTATTAGGTAAGACTACAGATGCGCCCAGTGCTAGGAAAGCATATTTCTTTAGTAGAGATGCAGATACTGCTAATTCTTATGCGCAGTATGCTGATGCTGCAGAGCTTGGACGTGTGACTAAGGAAGAATTAAGCGCACAGTTGCAGCCGCTCTTAGATAAACTACAGCAAGTTGACCAGCAACTGGCATCGCAACGTCAAAAAATAATGGATAGTTTTGGCGGATATGGACCTTCCCATATTCCAGCTTTTGATTATGATGCACATGCAAAACATGACGCAATTATGCATCGCGCTATAGATAATGATCCTAAAGTAAAAGCATTGGAAAAAGAGATAGATAATACAAAGCTTCAGATTGATTCTCAATATCAAAACATAATGCCCGTCAAGTTGCGCATGACTAATCCTTTAGTGCATGACTTTAAAGGTGAATCATACCGCGAGGTGTCGTACCACGATCTAATCCAGACAGCGAAGGATAAAGGTCACGACGGTGTTATAATGAAGAACACCACAGACGGTGGTCCGGTAACTGATATTTATGCAGTGTTCGAGCCTCAGCAGATCCGTTCTAGGTATGCAACGTTTGAGCCTGAGCGTGCTCCTAGAGAAGTAGGGGATAAGCCATACACTGGTAAGGCATTAGAAGAAAAGACTCTTGAGTTGCAGCGGGATGTAGAATTTGCGTCTATTGAGGTAGACCAATTAAAAAGTGCAGCTTTAGACTTCATAGAAAAAAATGAAGGTCCGATATCTGCAATATTCCGAGAAGTTCTTGATGAGCAAGGAAATGTAAAAACTGGGCCTATTAAATTTTCTGGTCCTGTGACATATGCAGGCGCTGGGACTCAAGTACAAAGGTCTCGTAAACGTATAACTGATGCAATTGAGTTTAAAGAAAAAGCAGAAAAAGAATTAGCAGACCTTATTAAAGGTAAGCTACGTACTCCTAGAAAAACAGCCGGAGCTTCATACGTCCTCGCCGAAGCAGCGTTCCCGCTCGGGGGTATAACTGCTTCTATAGCTTATGACGTTAATCAACGTGGAGATAAATAATGCCAGGAATGGCTGATTCCCTAAATGTAATGGGACAGGAAGATGCAGCGTCGAATATCATGACGATCAATGGCCCGCAAGGTCCGATGCAGATAGATATCTCAGGTATGATGCCCGAAGATGCTGAAATGATTATAGCCGTCGCGCAAGATGCAGAAGAAGCGGGCGACCCTGAAACAAAAGCACAAATGATGCAGCTCCTTCAGCAGTTACTCGGAGAATCGCAACAGTTTGGGATGCTTAATGATATGTCTTCTCTTGCGGACTCTAGAGGCGGGCCGAATATGATGACTCCTGTAGGGAATGTTTCTCAGGGAGACATCGATGAGGCGCAAAGAAAAAAGGCTAGGGCTAGGCACCAACCATACACAGGACACGAGTCATCTCTTTATCCGGGCATGAAATTTTAGATTAAATGCGCGACCTCGGTAAATATAATAAGAACTCTGCCCCTACTGCGGAGTTAGTAAACGACAGAATGCTTGACGCATCAGCGTTAGTGACAATGCTGGTGTATGAGGGAAAGACTGCATCAGAGATAGCCAAAGCCCTAAACACTTCTGCGGCATCTGTAAAGCGTGAAATAGTTAAGCCGCGTGTTCAGGCTATGATAGACAAAGAGCAGACTAAGCGGTCAATGCTTATTGCTCATATACCTATCGCATCGTATTCAAATAGGCTAAGACGTCTAGAGGAAAACTATCAAGCAGCAGAGCATGAACAGAACCATGACATAATGCTTAAATGTTTAGCCCAAGCTCGCGAAGAGACTCGATTGATTGCAGTAGAAGAGAATGGTGAGTCTATGGCCGCTGGGCCTCAGATTGTCGTTAATATTGATAAGTACGAAGCCGCGAATGAGTCTACAATAGATAAAGCGATGGAGGTCATAGAAGATGGCGTGGGGATTACCTAATAACTCACTTAATGAGTCTGCGTTGCAGTTAGATATCTCTACGTGGAATCATATGTCGTTCTCCTCTGTTGAAGATGCTGAAGAGGCAGAATTAGAGTCGCGATACGTTAGACTTTGCGTAACGCTTCTTGTAGGGCAGTTAAATGAAACCATTGAAATGCTTTATAAGTGGCGCGATCTTGATTGGATGCACCGCGTGCATGAGGGAATATTAAAAAATGAGTGGACATTACATACGATAGCAGAAATTAAAGATTTTTCGTATTTAGAGATGCGTGATCTATATAATGATTATAAAACAGACTGGGTGCTTTCGGATTCTACAATAGATGTTTGGTTTACGCCTCAAATGAAAATCTATCTTGAGTCACTTAATGTAGATCCAATTGATTGTATTGAAGTATGTAAAAACATTGTAAACGAAGATCGCCGTTTAGGTATTGAAGAGCGAGATATTGCAGAACTCTTAATGCCTCAATACGAAGATATAAGGAATGTAAAGTCAGCTCATGGCCAGAACAAAAATACAAACAGAAAACCTGCAGTTCGATTTCAAGCTTCAACCGAAGCAGTTCCAACTTCTCGAGGCGGTGAAAGCGGGTACGCGGCATCCTTTCTACGGAGGAGCGAGAGGTGGAGGGAAGAGTCACGGCGGCAGATTGATAATGCTGACGATGCTGCTGGAACATCCGGGGACAACGGGGCTGATAATTCGGAGAACATTTAAACAGCTTGACGGTAATCATGTGAGGCCATTGTTTCGTCAGTTTCCTGATATGAGGAACTGGTATAATAAAAGCGAGAATGTATTATATTTGCCTAATCATTCACAACTAATGTTTGGGCATTCAGAACATGAAGATGATGTATTTCAGTATCAAGGCCAAGAGTTCGATTATATATTTGTAGAAGAGGTGACACAGTTTACGGAATTTCAGTGGCAGATGTTGAGTACTTCAAATCGAACATCCAAAGCTGGAGTAAAGCCTGTTATGTGGGCTACCGGAAACCCTGGAGGTGTAGGGCATTTATGGGTGAAGCGTCTTTGGGTAGATAAGATATATGAAAATGAAGTCGAAGAAGCTGAAGATTACACATATATACCAGCAAAGGTTTATGACAATCCTGCGCTAATGAATGCGGATCCAGCTTACATAAAGATTCTTAAAGCAATAAAAGATGAACATTTACGAAGAGCGTATTTAGACGGAGACTGGGATATTTATCCCGGACAATATTTTTCAATGTGGCAGCATAATGAACTTGTTAAACCTTCGTTTGAGATACCTGTTGACTGGCCGTTATACGGCGCAATGGACTATGGTGAAGTTGCTCCTACATCTTTTGGGTTATACGCTATCGATTATGATGGTATTGTATGGCGTATATTGGAATACTATCAAGGGGAAAGAACAGGATCAGAACACGCAAGAGAGATCAGACGGCGAATTGAATCGTGCCCTTTTACAGGCGGAAGACCCCCGACATTGATTTATGCTGATCCATCTATGTGGACTAAACGGCGATTACACGAAAGATACACTAAAAGTCCTGCAGATGTATTTCAAGAAGAAGGATTGCATTTGACTCGTGCGAATAATGATCGTATTAACGGTTGGCGTGCGTGTAAAGATGCATTAGTGCACGGAAGTTTTAAAGTATTTGACGGTTGGAATGATCACTTCGTTCGTACAGTTCCAGCGTTGCCTCGAGACGAAAAGAATATAGAAGATTTAAATACAGATGCTGAAGATCACGCAGCTGATGAATGGCGCTATGGTATGATACACTTTTATCGTCCAATGGCAAAAACTGCTGATGAGCTATATGGAAATGGCAAAGAAATCCTTGACGACCTTGATGATGATGGACGGAGTGTTGGTCGTTATCACGTTACAATGAATTGAACTTATGGATGCTGCTGATAAAACTTTTTGGCATAGTCAGATAGAGACAGCCAAAGATGCAATGGACGAGCGTCACAAAACGTGGCAAAGATTGCTCGATGCCTACGCATTGAAGCTAGACCTTCCAGGACTTGACGAAGAAAAGACTATTCGTCTGTCGCGGATGTATCCGATCATGCGTCAGATGTTAGCTTCTTTGGCCTTTAACTATCCGCATATTAATGTAATGGCGGAACCGTTATATGAAAGGCTTGGAATTGACTGGAACGAAACATCGCGGATAATGGAAAAGGCTGCAAATAGTGCTTTAAAGTTGATGAATGCAAAAGTCGAAGTTCATCAGCAAATTTTTGACGCGGCTTTTTGCGGAGTAGGTTGGGGTAAGTTTGGATGGAATCCTATAGGTACGGATTCATTTCCTCCTTATACAAGCAATGACGTTATGCGCGAGGGATTTACGTGTTACATGCGTAAAGATCCGTTTCGGATATTTCCTGATCCTGATTGCCCTCCTCAGAGTATTGGGTATGCGTATTATATAATTGAAGAAATTGAAGTGCCGTTTAAATTTGTGCGTGATGATCCGCGTTATACGTTGCCTGAAGGTTTAGATTCAATTGAGGATTTGCAGTCTGGGACAGAGTATGGACGCCTGGGCGCAGATTTATATGACGAAGAAGATGAAATTGTTAATCGAATTAAAGGCGATAAGAAAACAATTAAAATTTATGAAGTCCATAACCGTATTGATGGGCGGTTGCATACGTTCTTGGATCATTTAGAAGATCCGATTGAGGATGTAGAGCATCCATTTGGAAATGCTGTTCCTGAAGTTTCTGGCGAATATATTGTAGGCTCTACGCCTCTTCCAGGATCATTGCTCAAGAATGGTACTCAATACGTTCCGTTACGATTCGACCTTAATGATTCGTTTTACCCCATACCGCCGATGGAGTACATTGAGGATTTACAGGCTTTGATTATTGAGTCTGTGTCTCGGCGTGCGGACGTTCTAAAGCGTTTTGCGCGTGTAATTTTTGCGGAAGAGTCTGAACTTGGATCAAACTCTCAGCTAGAAAAGAAGCTCAAAAATGCTGAAGATGGTGATATTGTAGCAGTTAAATCTTTGCAGAGTATTCAAGAAGCTAATTGGGGTAATGTTCCAACAGATCAATTAGGATTGGAATCAGATGCACGTAGTTACGAAGAGCAGTCATTGCACGTTGGAGACTTAGCGCAACAAGGCGCAAGTAGAAAGACTGCTACGGAATCTGCGCTTCTCGCGGGTCAGTCATCTCTTAATAGAGAATGGATGCAACAAGCTGTTGCGGAAGTATATGAAGACATAACTGCTAATAATTTTAAGGCGTGGCGTGACTTTAGGTATACTCCTCATAATTTTATTATTAATATTGCAGACGAAGACGCTGAAGCAGAATATAGTGTATTAACTACAGAGGCGTTTAATTTTGATTTTGCTCTAAGAGTTGACGCACAATCAATGCAGCCGATGATTGAAGAGATTGAACAGCAAAATACTATTTTATTGTATGATAGGTTAATGGCTAATCCTTTAGTAGATCAAATAGAAGTTACTAAGATGTTAATGCGCGGGTTTAGGAGGGCTACCCCAGAAAAACTATTAAGAGGTATGGCCGGAGGTGACGCACTTGCGCTTATAGAAATGGAAATTGGATTATTGATGCAAGGCCAAATGCCTCCAGTTACTGAAGGAATGGATCACTTTGCGCATATTCAAGCAGAGAACCCACAAGCATTGTCACAACGGCCTGAATTTGCTCAAGTACCTCCCCAGTTACAACAGCTAGTAATGCAGGTTGCCATGCAGCACGTTGAAATGCATCAACAACTAGTAGCACAGCCTCAAGGGGGCGGATCACAGCCAAGCGTAGACGGACGTTTAGTAGAAGGCGGTCAAGGTGGTATTATAAGTGAAGTAAGGCAGAACGCTCAAGAGACAGCTGACGCCGCTACTGCAGATGTAGCAACACTAACGGGACAAGGCGCATAAATGGCTATAAATCATGATTATTTTTGCGCTAAGTGCGGCGTAGAAAAATGCGACATTATTACTGGGGCTCCGCAATGTTGTGGAAAGTCTATGAGTATTCATTATGGCAGAATTACTGGGCCTGCAGCATTTAATCCTAACGCTGCTTCAATGTATGGGAAATACCATCCAGGATTTGGTTGTGTTGTAGAAGATTACGCACATAAGAAGCGATTGCTAAAACAATTTGACGTAATTGAAGCTGCAGACCCT